GGAGTTTGTACCCCACATATGTCCCGTTTCACGCCGTCCATTACGAGCAACCTGTTTGTCTGCTGCCTCACGGTTGAACATACCACGCTCACCAGACTTACTATCATACAATGCAAGCCACTCACGCATGAATGTACCCATCTCAGGTTTTGACTTGTATGCCACAGAATTGTTTGCCAATGCTCGTTGTGGTTCTGTTTCCCACCACTGACCTGACTTAGCATGTGCCATCTGATCATCATTCAAGTTGGACAAGCTAATTAAGGCAGAGCGACGAACACCACCTACAACTACAACCTCACCAACCTTACACATGATGTCGTGACACTCAATCGGAAACAAGCGTCTGCCCTTTGCTTTCTTAAATACTTTGACAGTAAAATCAAACAAATCAAGTAATGGTTGTGGTCCACTTGCACGACCGCCCATAATTTTGAGACGGGCACCAGCTTCACGTATTTCGGATACGTCCCACGTCGGCACTTGTCCTGCGTATAGTAAAGCAATCAATTCCCTCAGTGCTTTTGCCCATCCCGGCTTGCTATCTGCTACCTTAATAACGGTGCTAGAATTATTAAAATTATCAGAAATTACGGGAAGTCTATCAACATTCTCTCTTTCCACACTAAAACCAACACCTGTGCCACACATAAGAATGTACATGCACTCATCAAACGCACGGGGACTATCAACAGGAATATAGCTACAATTGTAGCCACAGATATTGTCACGAGCAAGAGCCGTACCTGCTGTCATCATTGCTCTCATACTTGGCATAACATCTAAGTTCAACACAGCCTCACGTATTTCGTCTGCTGTGTCTTTATCTAACTTAATGTTACACTTTCCTTGAATATGATTATCCATAAAATTAATATATCTATCGACAGTCTCATCCCAGTTTTCACGACGCTCTTCATCATCAAGCCAACGAGCATACCGCGATTTGTGTATAAATTGTTGATAAGATGTTGGTAACATGTTGCTCATGTTTTGTCTCCTTGTGTTTCGATTAGTTTGTTAAGGTACCATTGTGCTTTTTTGAGATCTTCAATTCCGTTTTTGTATCTGTACCGCCAGAGATACTTGATAATGTTTCCTTGCAGGTAGTATTGAAACCCATCGTCTGTCGCCGCCGCGATTGCTTCAATGCACTCGACACCTGCTTGATTGTAGTGTGCCGGATTGTTGACAAGATCTACACCCCCGTATGCTTCTTTACCTGCCTGTTCTGCAAAATCGTAAGATGGTGGGTAGTCCTCTATGTTATCTACATCCATCTTAGATTTCATAAATTTCTCGTGTCTCATTGCTTCTTTCCAAAATCCACTCTAACCACGTTATCCTTAACAAGTTTAACAACATTTTCATCGTCTATATCTTCTTCTTCGATAATCTCTTCTCCTGTTATACGAAACTGGATAGTAGCCAACCCATTATCATATACATCATCCGTGTGATTCCGTATGAGATCTATAGATCCCTCGTGCATCACCATAGCGGGATTATAATCCTCATCGTTCTCATACTTTTTGCCTGTTGTATCATACGCAGAAAGAGTAAACTCATTGTCCTCTGTGGGACGTAATATAATGTAGTATCTATCAGGGAGTAAAGACATTACTTCCATAGACTTTTCTATTTCATTAATATCACTCATTTCTTACACCAATCTGTTGGAATAGAACCTTCAGCCCACTGAAAGTTGTGACGCTCACACCAAGAAGCATAGGTTGTCTTGCTGCCCTTGTAAATCTTATTGTTTGCTCTGACGAACACAAAACGTATATCTTTGTCTGGATGTTGTTTCTTTACAAGTATCATCTTCACACGATCATCTTTTGTAAGGTGACCTTTCGCTTCGACATAAACATCACTATCCGGCAAATAAAAGTCAGGTGTATAGTTGCGCGGTTGAGGTATATATTGAAACTTTATTGTTTCATACTCAAACTTCACACCGTTTTTAGTCAATGTTCTGGCTAACCCCAATTCAAATTGAGATCTATATCCTGCTTTTTTCAAAACTCTATCCCCACTGATGCCATTCTCTTTAGTAGATAACTTGCCAGTTTTGGTGATAGTCTTTCTATATTGGTGAGTTCCGTTGTTAAAGGGTGCATAGGCACACATACATATCCCCCAGTGTGAGAAGTTCTACCTATCTTTTGTAATTCCAATTCTACAGTCTTGATATCTCGTGCTTCCGTTTCAGAGGTAAGAGATCCGTCCAAGCTGTAGTTTTCAACTAAGGTCAGTGGTAAACCGTTATCATTCAAACGTATTTGACATATACGTCTCTCTCCACCACTCTTCTTAGCTGACTCGACATATATATGATACAGGTTCTTATTCATCTGCATCAACTCCACATCGTAATTCTTTACAAAAAGAAAGGGCATTATAGTTCCTTTTTCTTCAAGGAAGAATACCACACTTGCGGTGGAAATTTTGCTTTGGATGTAACACGGTCATATAGAATAGCATCAGGCCAGCAATGATACCTATATCCACACATGGTGCACTCACGAGGAACTAATTTGTTCCCTGTTTGCATCTCTTCCCCGTTCTTTTTATATGTTTCAGCTACGGATTTGTATGGTTTGAAAGGTTTTAAATCGGGATTAGCAAGGAAACGTATCCGCTCCGCTGCATCCTTCAAATAGTATTCTTTATCATCCTGACACCAGTCAGGCACATCTACTACAGCAACCTGTCCGTTTGATTTGTTGACAACTATCCAACCACCAAAGGGTAGACCTGTTGCTTCAGAGTACAAGAACCCTTGCATAAGATAACCAAAGGGGTCATCTAACTTTAATTTTTCATAACCACCCAATCCTGTGAACTTATAATTAAAAGACCAGTCACTTGCTGACTTCACATCCCATACTTTGTCTACACCCATTTCATCTTTTATGATGACATCTAAGGTGCCTCTAACAAGTTGATTAGCTATAGTTAATTCAACAGAGCGTTGGTAATCTACAATCTCAACCCCTGCCTCTTTCATAATAGCCATAAGTATAGATTCAGTTAAGTCACCAAACATAAATCTAAACAGAGTATTGTATTCCATCTCTTCCTTGACACCTTGTTTGTCAAGAACCTGCTGGCATAAGGGACGACCCAAGCCAGACATGCGGACACGATAATCACCACGTTGAGTGCCAAGTTGCTTTATTGCAGATTCTTTGCACTCTTGTTGAAAGGCAGAAATAGTCTCAGGGGAGACGGTAGTTTCCCCCCTGAGAGCCTTCGACATGTAGTCCTGTATTTTAAGCAGCGTCAACATCAACAAAGTCCGCTGCAAGATCGATGTCATCGTCGTCAGCGATAAGCTTTACAGCTTCCCGATGTTGATTCATTACACTTTCGTTATGGCCTTTAACAGTGTCAACAAAAGTAGCCATGAGATCTTTATCTTCCTGAGATATATCTACCTCTCTTGCAAGAGTAGGCACAGGAGTCCAGAAAGTTACGCTACCATTCTTCTGACGGTGCGTGGATAAAAATACTTCACACTTTTGCATGAGTTTCTTCTGCTTTGCCAAACCATTAATAAAGTCACCAATAGGCTTGAATCCAGACCGCTTGAAGTAAGCAACGACTGGTTGATCAGAAATTGCTACAGCGTTACCTGATGCATCCTTAAAGTCACCACTTATCTTACCATAGATTACCTGATTACAAACGACAGCACGGGATGCAAGATATCTTGGGTCATCTTTATCCATAGCGTTTTCTTCATCACGAGTTAAGCGACCACACTTATTGCCACCAACTGTGTCGGGAAACATACCGGAGAAGGTTGGATTCTGGACAGACTTGGAAGCAAACGTTCCTGTCTCTTGATCCCACAAGCTGTATTCAAACATCCGTAAGATAAAACGAATTGTTACCGTTTCCGCGTAGATAAATCTACCGTCGAGATACATCTTCCACGAGCCACGAGGTAAGGTTTGACCATCCTCTGTCTCTGTATCATAATTAATATTCAAACGAGGCAAGCCAACTTGACGGTTTGTGTTACCGCCCTGTCCACTTGCTTCCATAAATGCTTCCATATCATCATTGTTAAATGCTGCTACGATTGCATCCATGCTATCTACATTTGCGATTTCTGTTCCTTGTTCCATACTTTTAATGCTCCTTTGCATTAGGGTTACAAAATGTATTCTACAGGCTTACTTCTTCCAAGTCAAGCCAATTCTTACCTATTTTTAATTCAATTCCAACGGGCATGTCATACTCCACACCATACCTGTTCAAAGTCTCTTCAGGTAATGATTGCATAGCGTAAGACAACAGGTTGATACAGCCCTCTTTTTCATCAGGGTGTACGTCCAACACAATAGAATCGTGCACTGTGTTGCATATTACAGACTTCATTTCTCTTGTCTTCATCATCCTGTTCAAACGAACGAGAGCAGCAGGTAATAGGTCTGCAGTGGCAAATCCCTGCACAGGGTAGTTACAGATAGCAGTACGGTTCGTTGCCGTTCCCCACTCTGTCCACCTCACACCGGGGAACGCATACTGTCTACCACTAGGCAGGGTAATCATCTTCTCTCTAACAGCCTCTTTCTGCAGTTCTTTATGCCATTCAGTAACGCCCTCATACTTATCCTTAAACGCTCTGTAATATCTTTGCTGCGATTCAGTTCCCGTGACACCACCATATAGGGGCTTGAAAGTATGGGCTTTTGCTTCTTGGCGTGAGCATCCGATAACACTTGCAGTATAGCTATGAACATCTGTACCATCCTCTACATCTTTATATGCCTGACTGTCTTTTGCAAGAAATCCAGCCACCCTAAACTCTAATTGCGAGTAATCCCCCTCAAGTATAAGCCCATCCTTGAAACGGCTCTCGACCACCTTCCGTATAGCGAAGGTATTTCCACGTGGCATATTTTGAAAGTTAGGATTGCGAGACGAAAGGCGACCCGTCGCCGTAATACACTGCATGAACTCTGGGTGGATGAAACTATCCTCGTCAACATTGTTTTTCATTCCCTCTACAAAGGTGTTCAAGTAAGTACGCAACGCACTGTATCTTGTGTATGCGGTTACAAACTCTCGTGCGTCACCAGACAAATCAGTCAACCTGTTTTCCAACGTGGATCTGTCTGTCTTGAATCCAGCCGATGCTGTATCCATTGGATCACGAGGTACAAGTTTGAACCCAGCAACCTCGCGGGTTGGCATATAGATCACCCCGGCACCCCCGCAGGGTTTACACACACGAAGTATCTTACTTGGTTTACCATTTTTATTGACAGGTCTGACCTTGCCAAAGCCAACACACCCGGCACACTGTGATCCACGTGTTTTATACACAACCTCTGTCATGTTCTTGACAGCAGACTTGAACTCCCCACGCTTCATACGAGTACGCATCTTAGGCTTCATTGTGTTGCCCCGCATCTCATGCCCCAAATTAAACACACGTGACCATGTCTTTTTATCCTTTACACGTCGTGAATAGAGCAACGTGCTCCTGTCATCAGGGCTAGACAAGTTTATGGGGGTATCCCCCACAGCATCACGTGCAAGCCGCTCTAGGTGAACCTCAAGCTCATCCATCTCCTGCTGATACTCTTGTCGTATCTGTTCTAGTGTGTCTAAGTTAATCTTTAAACCGTTCTGCTCCATACGAGCAAGAACGTCAGTCATCTCAAGCGACAACCTCAACGTTGGTAGTAAAATCCGATGCATTATATAGTTCCTCAAAGGTAGTGCCAAAGGCATCAAGCTGTTTAAGTGCAATCTCTTCAGTAGCAAGTACGTCAGCTATACCGTACTCTTCTACTATCTCCCACGGTATATCGTAGAAGGTCTTACCATCCTTGAGATACGGCGCGACAAGGTCTTTTTCCTTTTTGGTAACGTCATACTTTTCTGCAAGAGCAGCAAGTCCAAGAGGCCAACGTTGGGATTTGGAAAGAATGTATTCAGCCACCATCGTATCGTAGATCTCACCATCATAAACAAAACCACACTCCCGTATCCACGATAGATCAAACTTGATGTTTTGTCCCACAACAATGTCAGCACAGTCAAGTTCCTTTTGGAAAGTCTTGAAGGCGTTGACGTGAGGCTCTCTGTCTGCATGGTAGTAGCATTGATAGTGAACACTACACCCTAGCCACTTGTATCCAATAGAGACAAGACGATTACCAAAGTATGGTAAGGCAGTGGTGCTGCCATTTTCTTTCTCCACGTGGGTTGTTTCCACATCAAACGTTAGTATGTTCATCTTCGTCCCTCTGATTCTTGCTGTGTATAGCATGACAGTTAGCACAAAGCACCCTGCATTTGCGAACTTCTGCTATCAACTTCTTTAGATTACCCTTTTTCATGTTTGATATATCCATAATTTTATCTGCTTTATTAAGGTGATCAAACTCTAAAGCAACAGGATGCTCTTTGTATCCACAAATTTCACACCCCTTACTCATCTTATACAGGTCAAGCCACCTGCCACGAATATCCCTAAGTTTCTTGTTTCTGTTACGTCTTTTGACCACAGATACACAAAAAGAGGATGGTTTACGCCAGTCTTCCTTACCTTTATGATAGCCCCAGAACATGCGACCATCAGATTGTCTCAAGTCCCCACGCTTTGGCATCAGTAATAGATCCCCCGATCAATGTCTATCTGTCCGTGCACCATACCATGATATCCATTAAGTTTGTTTTTGGATATGCAGATGTGACGCGCAGTGTTTTCTATTTCACTCGACCCTGTCTTACCAATGCCTATGATTATGTCAGCCTCACCTGCTTTACCTGTGCGTGAATTATCCATCATCGAGTAATCAATCCACTGTCTGTCATGTGCTTCATAGTTTGCCTGACTCACAGCCCATACTAACACCTTGTTTCTTTTAGCTATTTCTCGTGCGTACACGTAGGTTTCTTTAAGCCGCTCATCACCACGATTGAACTCACCAGCAATACGAAATTTGTCAAGCTGATCACAGAA